TGCTCCTGATGCTGCTTCAGCTGGGACAGCCTCAACCATAGACATCTCTAAGTAATCATCGAAACGTAAACGTGTCTCGTGCTCAGACTTCAAAAACCATAAGTATCCAGTAGCTCCATTCTCTGTCTCAACTTCAATCCATCCAATCTGTGCCATGTCAGAACCAGTAACTGCGTACTTGTCTTTGATGATGATAGGTGAATTTTCGAAGATTTCAGAATTAGCTTCTAAAGATCCTTGCATCCCGTTTGTACCTTTCTTGAATTCAGATCCAAATACGAACGCAGTAACAACTTCAGTAGTTTGAACAAAAGTCTGACCTCCAGCTTCGTAGAACGCAACTGTAAAAGTAAGTCCTGAAACAGCTGTAATGATAGCTTTGTTTGATGATCCAGCAATCGTGTTAGAAGACAAAAATACAGTCTGTCCAACTCGGAATGTACATGCAGTTACTCCAGCATCCGCAACCGTAAATGTTGCTGTATCTGATGTTGCCGCTGCACCTGAAGTTACGCTTACGTATTTAGTGTGTAGACGTCCTTGTTCTGACCATTTAATAAGGTCTGAGCTAGAAGGAGTTTCTGCACCTACCAATCGTAAGAATGATGCTACAGATCTATTACCGTAACGCTCGAACTCTTTTTCGTGTACGTCAGGTAATTCGTGTGATAAGAAATTAAAGTCCGCAGACCCTAAGTAATTTCCAGGTATCGCTACCTGAGTTGGCGTTGGAGTTAAATTTGCTCCAGGTGACGCCGCTAATGAACCAGCCATGTTTGTTTGTTTTTAGTTTTAGTTTATTCTCTTTTTCTATTTACTATTTTGAGTCCGCTGCCATGATCAGGGTTCACTTCTCTAACTTTAGCTCTTTAGCTCTTTCCACCTGCTCTTTATTTGCAGATGCTGGCTTCATGTCTGTATTTTTCGATTCTTTTATATTCTTAGTTATTGCGTCTGACATTCCCTTTTCGTATGCTGCCTTCCATAGTGCATCTGGATCCATTGCAGCATTCAATGCTTTATGGTATGCTCTTGCGTCTTTCAACATTCCGTTCTCATCTAAGTGCTTATTCATAAAATTCATAGCGCTAGATTGAACTGTCTTTACTGTCTCTGCGTCCCCAACCTTTAAAATTGTCTTCTGATCTCCCTCTCCGTATTCGAAACCTTCGAAATTGTTTGAGAAAAGTTCATTTGTTTTTCGTGAGAAGTGCTCCTGCTTCTTGATCAAGTTCTCATTGTCCTCGTTCTGACGGGACGAACTCTCCTTGAATCTGACGTAGTCTTCTTTTTCGTCTTCAGGTATAAAGCCAGTGCTTGACTCAAGCGGTGCTCTATATTTTTCCTTCTGCTCATTTAAGAATGCCTTCGCCTTCGCAAGTGTTTTCTTTTTTGCTATTTTCTTTGCTCTCTCGTCCTCTTCGTTGTCAAACTCTTCGTCGTAATGAAGATTTCTCCTCATCTCATACTGTACGTCTTCTTTGTCGAATTCTGGATTCGTTGCAAGTAAAAATTCTTCGATAAGTGCGTCTGGGTCTTCGTTGTCAATATCCCTGTTTAATTTTACAAAGTCACTGATACCTCTGCCCGTTTCCGCCTTGTATCGTCTAAGGGCTTCTATGTCTTCTGGCAACTCTACCTGAACAGTCTCCTTTTCAAGTATGTTGTCATATGACAGATACTCCCTGTTATATTTTTTTCTAAGATGTGAAAGAACTACATCGTCGTCGACCTCTTTAGGTTCAACAATTTCTTCTTCTACTACTGGTTCCGCTGCTTCTACAGGTTCCTCAGTATTTATAACTACCTTCTCGATAGTCTTTTCAGGTTCAATTCCTAGCTCTTTCTCGTGTCTAGATATTAACTCCTGTTCAATTTCTTGGGATGACTTCTCTTCAAATGACACCGCCTTTACCGATTTAAACTCCATTTTATTTGATTTTAATTAATACAAAGATACTTAAAAAATATTATCCAAAAGATTCGAGACCTATACCGTCCATAGTGTCCTCGCTAGATTCAAAGTTTACAGGTGGTGTATTGTTCTTTCTTTGCTGAATCATCATAGCTTGCTGGGTGGATTGCTTATCTACCCTCTTGTCTTTTCGGTCTTCTTTTGTTTCTTCTCTCTTCATTGCACCTTCAGTTTCTATACCTTTCAACTGCATGTTGTAGTTGAATTCTAGATCCATTAATACCTTCTTAGATTCAACCTCGAAGTTTAATTTCTTGATAGCAGCCTCTGATTCAGCTTCAACAAGAGCCATCTTACCCTGTATCAACGCCTGATCTGCAGCCATTTTAGACTGTGCAGCTGCCTGTTGAGATTGTAGGTTCGCGTCAGACTGAGCTTTTATCTCTGCCATCTTGACTTGTTGATCGCGCTCTGCCTTCTTACGTCGTTTGAATTTTAATAGCTCGTTACCAAGTTTTAAATTCTTACAGTTCCTGATATCGATAGCATCTTCAAGGTCTATAGCATTCTTAGATAATGCCTGCTGAATATTCTGCTCGATTAGTTGTTTTTCCTCTTCATCTGGTGACACCTCAATAAAAATACCGAACGATGACAGGTATAAGTTCTTGATATCATCAAGTACAGATACGTTATATCTTCCTATCTGATTTGCAAACTCCTCCTTGTCTTCTGCATACTCTAGGATATCTGATACCCTTAATGATGTAGCCTCTGCGATCTTCTTAGTCATATGAAGACCAGCTTCAAGTATATGTTTTGTAGCAGTGTTAGAATTAAGTGCTGCTAATTTCTGTATTCCGACTAATGTGTTAGAGTCTGGATTAGATGCATCACGCGCCTCATTTACTCCAGTAACGTCTCTAAGCATGTTTAACCAGTGATCATACTGAGATGTAAGCGTTATCAGTTTAGATTGCCCAGAACTGTTATTTAACTGTTCAATTGGAACTCTCGCATTATTAAACTCTCCTTCTCCAGTGTAACTTCTTCCTACTACACTACCTGTAGCAAAGTATAAATCTAGCGCGCCCTGTGCTCCATATGTAGCTCCATTACCAAGGTCCACCTCATTTACACCGTCAAGGTCAAGGAAGATACCGTCTGGCACCATTTTTTGTTGTACCTGCTGTATCTTAAGATCTGTAAGCGCGATTAAATCCGCATACTTAACCATTCTTTTTACGGTACTATCTATAGCACCCTTGTACATTCTAGGTGCAGATATTATATAGTTAGGCATTGTCTTCTGGAACTCTGACTCTGGACGGACCATATTCTTCATTAGCTCCCATTTCAGTAGCCTGTTAGATCCAAGGATCATTACCCCGTCATACCATACATCTATTCTCTTCTCAAGTCTCTCAAACATCTCAGAGTCTTCCTCTGGATTAAATGACTCGTCTCTTCGAATTATACGCTCTGAACCGTTGTTTAATTTTTTCTTTTTGTATATAAAGTTCTTGTCTGTCTTGTAGTTGAAATATAAAACATTGACGGTATGATTATCGAACATACCTCCTGCATTATTGTTGTATTCTTCTCTCCATTGAGAACTTAGAGATGTTATCTCTTTTATATCTTCTGGAGTTAGTTTAGGATCTATCTTCTTTAATTCAGTAATTGGAATAGTCTTAACCTCTCCAAAATAGAATGAGTCAGACATATTAGGG